TCCTCTTGACGGGGAATATAAAGTAGGAGCAAACTGGAGTGAAACACACTAATATGACACAACAAAGTTTTTTTGAAGACACTGAACAATTTAAACTGTACAGAGAAAATGACCCTGAAACAAGTAAAGCGGCAGCTAACTCAGCTCCTACAGGTAAAATGAGACAGTTTGTTTTTGATTTGATAACAAAAGCGGGTGAAAACGGCATTACTATTAAGGAGATGAGAGCAAGTCATCTTCAGATGTCCCCCAGCTCTATCAGCTCTAGGCCAAACGAGCTTGAAAAAGTAGGTTTAGTTTTTTATAAGGGTGACAAAAGAAATAGTAGCAGAGTTATTAGACACATTAAATATAAAGAAGATGACCAAACATGAAAACTACAGACACGCTAATAGAAGACATCTATGGCTTGGTGTCTACCAAAGAAGTACCGAAGTTGGTAGACATAGACAAAGAGATAGAGACTTTCGGAGAAGCAATTAAAGAACTCATGAGGGCTGAGTTTAAATCGGAAGATAGACCTAAAGATACTAGAAAGCTGCGCCTGTCAAGCATAGGCAGGACTGACAGGTATCTTTGGAATCAGTACCACAATACCGAAGGTGAGGAATTGCAGCCTCACACCCTAGTAAAGTTCCTGTACGGGCATGTCATTGAGGAGTTAGTCTTATTCCTAACTAGAGCCTCTGGTCATGAAGTCACCTGTGAACAGAAAAGGTGTGAGGTTGAGGGTGTCAAGGGCAGCATGGACTGTCGTATTGACGGTGTTGTTACGGACGTTAAGTCAGCCAGCGCCTTTGCCTTTAAGAAGTTTCAAGATAAAACCCTGCCTCTAAACGATTCCTTTGGATACGTGGATCAGCTTAAAGCTTATGCTCATTCCGAAGGTGAACGGAAGATTGCTTGGCTGGCTATGGACAAAGCCAATGGTCACTTAACCTTCTGTGAGCATGATCTTGATAATGAGTTTGACCCTATGCACGAACACTTGAAAGGTGACATTGCGGAAAGGGTTAAGCACGTTAAGAAGATGGTCAAAGGCCCAGAGCCTAAGGAGTTCTGCTATGAAGACGTACCAGACGGTAAGTCAGGGAACCGTAAGCTTGCCGTTGGTTGTTCTTACTGTCAGTTTAAAGATCACTGCTACCCCGATCTACGTACTTTTATCTACGCAAATGGGCCAAAGTACTTGACAAAGGTAGTTAAACAACCATTCGTATCAGAGGTTCCAGATGGTTTCTAAGAATTATGGAAGGTACAGGTCAGGTCTTGAGAAGAAGTTTGCTGAAGCCTTGCCCAGAAAGTTTATGGCTTACGAGCCTTTTGATATGCCCTACACGGTACATAGACATTACAAGCCTGACTTTGTGTATAAGGATTGGATGCTGGTGGAGTGCAAGGGATTCTTTAGGGAAGGAGACACACTTAAATATAAATCAATTAGGGATTGTCTGGAGGAAGATCAAGAGCTGGTCTTTCTTCTTTCAGATCCCAACAAGAAAGTAAGGAAGGGCGCTAAGATGACAATGGGACAATGGTGTGATAAGGAAGGCTTAAAGCATTTTACACTAGCAACGACACAAGAGTTAATTGATTATGCCAATGCTAATTGATGAGTTAAGAGAACGAATCCTTCAGGAGTACGATGCAGACTTGCTATGTGAAGTCTTGGACATAACTGCTGAAGACATTTTGGATGCCTTTGAGCATAGGTTTATAGACAAGCAGGAGCTATTTAGAGAGTTGGAGGATTTGTATGTCGAAGATTAATGACATTATGCAGCTTAGGGCTGACCCTACACCTGAGGAGTGGAACGATGTAGTAAATAAACCTCCACACTACAATCAGGGAGGCATGGAAGCCATAGACTACATTAAACAGCAATTAGGTGAAGGAATTGTTGACTACTGTGAAGGCAATGTGCTAAAGTATTTACATAGGTGGCGCTACAAGAACGGGCTACAGGACTTGCAGAAGGCTCAGTGGTACTTAAATAAGATGGTCAAAGAACAGGAGGAGTTGGAATGAATAAAAACGATTTAGCTGCAAGTTACGTTCGGGAGCTGTTTGACTACGACACGAAGACAGGTAATTTAATTTGGAAGGTGACTAAGAGTAATAGAGCTATTTCTGGAAGCGTTGCTGGGAGTATTCAACTAAACGGTTATAGGTTAATATCTATTGATAGCTCAAACTACAGAGCGCATCGTCTAGTATGGTTGCATCATTACGGAGAATGGCCTGAAGAGTGCTTAGACCATATTAACGGAGTAAAAACAGATAACCGCTTATCTAACTTACGTTTAGTGACTACTGCAATAAACCTCCGAAACCAAAAACTTCGTAAAACTAATTCTTCTGGGGTTTGTGGGGTTAGGTGGCATAAGGCTAGTAATAAATGGGTAGCAACTATTAGTGTTAATTATAAAGAAAAGTATTTAGGCTCTTTTTCAAACAAAGAAGACGCAATTGCAGTTCGTAAACAAGCTGAGTTTGAATACGGCTTTCACCCTAACCACGGTCAAACGGAAAAGAAGAGGGCATTAACAGTATGAAAGTAATTCAAGGAAACTTTGGTGAGAAAGCCGACGAAGACAAGATAACAGTACCTTTGGTATTCAACGCAATCACTGAGAAGGAAGATCTAACAACCTATGAAGATGCTTTTTGCGTTGTCAAGTCGGAGGAATTTATTGTTGTGTCTACCAATATGGACACTCTTGACTTATACTTCTTACTGGATCAATTAAAACTATCACTATTAACTGGAGGGGACTACGAACTCTAATGGATCAATATCAACAATACATACATAAATCACGATACGCACGTTACATGGACGATGAACAACGCAGGGAGGAGTGGGAAGAGACCATTAATCGTTACGTTAGTTTCTTCACGGAGCGTAACCAGATAGACGACACTGTGGCTGAAGAGCTGTACAACGCCATCTTTGAGCAGAAGGTAATGCCTTCCATGCGCTGTATGATGACCGCAGGGGCGGCTTTAAAGCGGGACAACGTAGCAGCCTTTAACTGCTCCTACCTGCCCATAGACAGCCCCAGATCCTTTGACGAGCTTATGTACATTCTCATGTGTGGTACGGGCGTAGGGTTCAGCGTTGAGCGGGACTACGTTAATCAGCTCCCTGTGGTTGCTGACAGCTTCCATGACACAAAGACAACCGTTGTGGTGTCCGACAGTAAGGTAGGCTGGGCAAGTGCCTTCAGAGAGCTTATAAGCCTCCTGTACGCAGGTAAGGTTCCTAAGTGTGACTTGACTAAGGTTAGGCCATCAGGTGCTAGACTCAAGACCTTTGGCGGTAGAGCCAGTGGGCCACAACCTTTGGCTGACTTGTTTAACTTCTCAGTGGACTTGTTCAAAGGTGCGGCAGGACGCAAGCTAACGTCCCTTGAGTGCCATGACTTAGTGTGTAAGATTGCAGATATTGTAGTGGTTGGGGGCGTCCGTAGGTCTGCCTTAATCTCTTTGAGCAATGTTACTGACAATCGTATGGCTAACGCTAAGAACGGTGAGTGGTACATTAGCAACGGTCAGCGAGCCTTAGCAAACAATAGTGCTGTGTACTCTGAGAAGCCTGACTTTGATACTTACTCTTCCGAGATGAAGCGTCTGTATGATTCTAAGTCTGGGGAGCGTGGGATCTTTAGCCGCATTGCAGCACAGAAGGTAGCAGCCCGTAACGAGCGCAGGGATGCGACACCTAAGTTTGGGACTAACCCATGCTCTGAGATTATCTTACGCCCCTACCAGTTCTGTAATCTCTCTGAGGTGATTGTACGCCCAGACGATACCTTACAGACACTCAAAGAGAAGGTACGCCTAGCGACCATCTTAGGGACTCTACAGGCTACCCTTACTGACTTCCGATACCTACGGAACATCTGGAAGAAGAACACAGAGGAAGAGGCTCTTCTGGGGGTGTCTATGACGGGCATCATGGACTGTAAGCTGACCAATGGGTCTACAGGTGAGGAGGCTTTGGGTAAGCTTCTGGACAACCTGAGGACTGTATCGGTAGAGACTAACCGACAGTGGGCCGCAGCTCTGGGTATTAACCAGTCAGTAGCCATTACGTGCGTCAAGCCCTCTGGTACTGTCTCACAGTTGACTGACAGCGCCAGCGGTATTCACCCACGCTTTAG